CCGCGCTGAGCCGCCTGGGGCTGACCCGGCTGCGCCTCGGCAGCTTCGGGATCATGCCGCCGCCTGAGCCGGAAGACCTGCTGCTCGAAAGCGAGCAGGAAGACCACGAAACAAGAGAGGAGGGAACCCGATGACCGACACGGCACGCGCCCAAGCGGGTCAAGCTCAACCTTCTGGACCCGCTGCATGCGAGCACTGCGGGAACGCGCTGTCCCCTCGGGCGCGGCCCGGCGGCAATCCCAAGCGGTTCTGCTCGGCCCGCTGCCGGTACGCGGCCAAGAACCATCTGCGCGACACGGCACGCGCCCAAGCGGGTCAAGCTCAACCTTCTGGACCCGCTGGGCGCAAGCGCCGCCCGCTGCCCGATGCCGCCAGTGACGCGGCATGGGCGCTCCGCAAGGACATCGAGCGCATCGAGCGCATCTTCGCCGACGACAGGTTCAACGCGAACAAGGAAAAGGTGGCCCCGCTGCTGCGAAGCCACCTCGCCCACACGGCCCAGTCCTGCCAGGAACTGCTAGGCCGGATCGATCACCTAATAGGAGAGTAACAGTGACTGCTGAATTCCAGGCTCCCGAAGTCATCGAGATCACGCCCGAGCTGGCGCGCGAGTGGCTCGGCTTCAACACCCGAAACCGCCCGATGCGGGCGCGCACAGTCAGCGCGTACGCATGGGACATGCTGTCGGGGAACTGGCAGTGGAACGGCGAGTCCATCAAGTTCGCCGCAGACGGCACGCTGCTCGACGGCCAGCACAGGCTGAACGCCATCACCGAGGCCGGCATAACGGTCCGCATGCTCGTGATCCGGGGGCTGCCGGGCGAAACGCAGGACACCGTAGACGGCGGCGTCAAGCGCAAGTTCTCCGACGTCCTGGCGCTGCGCGGCGAGAGGCTGGCCGTCGGCCTCGCGGCCCTTACGCGGCGCGTCGCGATCTGGGAGGCGACAGGCATGGTCGCGGGGCGCAGCGCGCACGCGCCCACCAACTCCCAGATGCTCCAGGTGCTGGAGAAGTACCCGTGGCTGCGCGAGGTGGCCGCGTCGTCGGCGCTGACTGCCGCCAAGTGCGACCTGCCGGCGTCGATCATCGGGTTCTGCACGTGGCGGTTCAACGGGCTGCCGGACGCGGCCGACGACGTGACGTTCTTCTTCCAGCGCCTCGCCGACTTCCAGGGACTCACGAAGGGCGACCCGATCTACGAGCTGCGCAAGGCGTCAGAGAGCAGCCGCAGCGTGCGCGGAGAGCGCTCGGAGGTCTACCTGACCGCCATCACCATCAAGGCGTGGAACGCCTACCGCGACGGAAGGCAGGTCGGGCTGCTCACCTTCAAGCCCGGCGGGGCGCGCCCCGAGAAGTTCCCCGAGCCGAAGTAGCCCGCAGTAAGGCCAGCACCCGCAGCCACGCCTAAGGAGACAAGGAAGCGTTGAGTGAGACGAGAGGTCCCCGAACCGCCGCAAGGGCTCACAGCCGTGGACCCGCGCGAGTGGACCAGGGCGTGGCTGCGGGTGCTGGCCGACCCGTCGGTAAAGCTGACCGGGTTCGCGCTGGCGTCTTTCGCGGACTACAAGAACGGCTCGGAGATCCGCCCCGGGAACGAGCTGCTGATGCGGGTGACGGGAATCCGGGGCGACAAGACGGTAAGGCTGGCGCTGGGACAGATAAGGGACTGGGGCTTTATCTGGCGGTACTCGGAGGGCAAATTGCAAGGGCGACGAGGAATGGCGGATATCTACCGGCTGACATTCCCGGACGATTTGAGCGGCATTCCGATGATGGACCCGGAGTGGGATTTAGCCCTGTGGACGGCCCTGTGGATAACCCCGGAACACCGGTCATGAGAACCGGTGATCAGCCTCCGGCCAGCCGACGACCACCGGTCATGAGAACCGGTGATCACCCCGGAACACCGGTCATGAGAACCGGTCACCCATACCAGCAACCCCCCTACGGGGGGTTTTACAACCATCCCAAACTATCGGGCTTCCGTAGCTCAGTGGTCACCGTGGAAGGAGCCCCGCGAGGCCCGACCCGAAAAGCGATTTCCCGGAATTCCAAATGCTAACCGCCCCCTGCTGGCGCTGCGAGGAACCCGGCCACATCGCCGCCGAATGCACGCGCCCGCCGGCCGCCACCGCCGCCGAAGTCGAGAAACGAAACGCCCGCTACATCGAACGCTGGGACGCCGGATACGGCGTCATCAGCACCGCCCAGAAAACAGCCTGGATAGCAGCCGAGTGGAAAGCCTTTCACGCAAAGGAGAAAGCGAAATGAGCGAGGTTAAGCAGGAAAGCCTCAGCCGGATCTTCTGGTCGGCATACAAGGACCATCACCCCGACGGAACGATCATGGAGTTCGACCGGATGCCGGAAGAGGACCAGGCCGCCATAGAGGCCGGAGCCTATGCCGTCGCGGCGCACGTCGCCGACCCGACCGCCGAGGACTACGACCACGCCTCCGAGATCCTGAAGCTGCGCGACACGCTCACCGAGTTGCTCGGCGAGTTCAAGCACACCGCCGGCAACAACTGGAGCGCCCTGGTCAGCGGCGAGCACTTCAGTCGGCTGCGCGCCCGGCTGGAGCAGCTGTGAGCGCCGCGTTCAACCTCGGCACCGCGGAACTCGCCGCGCAGGCCGCAGGGGAGACCGGGAACGACGGGACGCCGGGGCAGGCGGCCTGCGCCGCGTTCGTGTCCCACGAAGGAACCAACCGCCTGAGCAACGCCGACGCATGGGAAGCCGCCGCGCAGGCCGCCATCGACGCCTTCCTGGCCGGCGACTCCGTGTCCGCCGGGAGCATCCGCGAAGCCCTCGCTGCGCGGGAGCCGCAGCCCGTGCCCGAGCTGGCCGCCGCCATAACCGAGACGCGCGCCCTCCGCGCCCTGGCCGCCGAGATCCTCGCCGCGTTCGGGCCGTCCGGCAGCGGCCACACCGCCCGCGTCGGCCAGGTCCAGATCCGCAAGTGGCGCGAGCGCGCAGGGCTGCCGTCATGACCGGCCCCTACGCCACCGAAGACGACGCCCTCAGGCACGTGGACGTCCTCAGGCAGCACGGCACCTGGCCCGGGGTCGTACGGCATGCCGACGGGTCGTGCAGCCTCACGTACGACCCGGGGTTCGTCATCCGGGGAGGGCTGTGATGCACATCATCGAAGACTTCGAGGAATGGGCGCACCACCGCCACCACCAGACGTCCGCAGCACCAGCCGCGGCGACCGCTACCATCGAAGCAACCACAGGAGGACCCGTGATCTCAGTCGCGGAAATCGAGAACGACATCAAGACCGTCGCCGCCAAGTTCGAGCAGGTCGACAAGGCCGCCCTCGGCAAGCTCGAAATGGTCCAGGCCAACCCCAAGACGAACGAGGCGTTCGAGCTCATCGCCGCCGTCGCCCACGTCGACCCGGGCCCGTTCTTCGACGGTGCCGTCAGCATCCTGCGGCTCCTCGCCGGGCAGGCCGCCTCCGTCCCGTCGTTCACGCCAGCCGGGCCGCAGGTCGCAGGCCAGGCCTAACCCGACGCCACAACCAACTCGACATGGCCAGGCCCACGAACGAAGAGCGCGTGCTGATCGCGCAGCGCCGCACGCGGGTCCTGGCCATGCGCGTCGAGCAGCGCCCCTACCGCGAGATCGCCGCCGAGCTCGGCATCACCGAGACAACCGCCCGCGACGACTACGCCAGCGCCGTCAAAGAGCGCAGGTCCGAGCTCGACGCCCAGCGCGACGCCGCTATCGCGGTCGAGGAAGCCAAGCTCGACGCGGTAGAGCAGGTCGTCTGGGAAGTCCTCCGCCGCGAGCACATCGTCATCCAGCACGGCAAGGTCGTCCGGATCGGGCGCAAGCCCGTCGTCGACGACGACCCGGTCCTGCGGGCCGCTGACCGGCTGGTGAAGATCGCCGAGCGCAGGTCGAAGCTGAAGGGCCTCGACGCCCCGACCAAGGTGGAGGTGGACGATGCGCGCCGCGCCCAGATCGAGGCCTACGCCGCCGAGCTTGCCGCCTGGGTGGGAGAGCTGGACGAAGGCGGAGCAGGAGATGCTCCTGGAGAAGCAGAGGCAGGCTAAGGCCGCCCTCGTCCCGAAGGATGCCCATGGCTGGGCCCGCTTCTACCGCGTGTTCCTGTGGTCCCTGCAGCTGGCCGTGGCAGCGTCCGTCGCCGCGAACAAGCGCACCGTCGTGCGGAGCGCCGCCGGCATCGGCAAGAGCTACCTGTCCGCCGTGATCGTCTGCTGGTGGGTCACCACGCACCCCGTCAACGAGGTCTACGTGTGGACCACCGCGCCCGGCGGCGACCAGGTCAGCGGCATCCTGTGGGAGGACATCCGCAAGCTCCACAAGCGCCTCGGCCTGCCCGGCAAGATCGGCCTCGACAACAAGTGGCGCATCGACGGCGTCCTCGTCGCGTCCGGGCGCAAGCCAGCCGACAAGGCCGACGGCGCCGACGACGACCCCGACACCGGGCAGGGCTTCCACCGCCGCTACCTGCTCGTCGTCCTCGACGACGCGGGCGGCCTCGACGGCTGGCTGTGGGACGCGGCGGAGAACATCACCACCGGCGACGACTGCCGCATCCTCGGCACCGGCAACCCCGACCACGCGGGCAGCAGGTTCGCCCAGATCTGCGACCACCCGCTGTGGACGTCGTTCAAGGCCAGCCTGTTCGACAGCCCGAACTTCACCGGCGAGTACGTGCCCGGCGAACTGCGCACGGTGCTGACCACCAGGGCATGGCAGGAGGCGCGGCTGCTCGACTGGGGCGCCAGGGACCGCCGGTACCTGTCCAAGGTCCTCGCCGAGTTCCCGTCCGACCACCCCGACCAGGTGATCCCCGCGGCCGCGCTGGCGCAGTGCATGATCCCCGAGCCGCGCGCCGCCGGCGAGCTGGTGCCCGTCGAGCTCGGCGTCGACGTCGGCGGCGGGTCGGACCTGACCGTCGTGCGCGAGCGGCGCGGCATGAAGGCGGGGCGCCGGTGGATGTACCGCGGCAGCGACCCGGAGAAGAACGCGCAGCTGGTCATGGACGCGATCAGGGCCACCGGCGCGACGTCGGTCAAGGTCGACGGCAACGGCGTCGGCCACGGCCTGGTCGGCGACCTCCGCGGCCGGATCCGCCGCGGCGACGCCGGCCGCGACGTGACCGTGCACTCGGTCATGGTCGGCGGGGCCAGCAGCGAGCCGCTGATCTACGGCAACCTCCGCGCCGAGCTGTGGTGGGTGATCGGCCGCGAGTCGTCCCAGCAGGGCACCTGGGACCTGTCCGGCATGGCCGACGACCCGCCGGAGAAGACGAAGACGGAGCTGCTGCTGCCCCGGGTGAAGTACGACGCCAAGGGCCGGATCTTCATCGAGGAGAAGAAAGACATCCGGGAGCGGTCCGGCGGCAAGAGCCCCGACGACGCGGACGCGCTGCTGCTGGCGTACTACGTGCCGCGCGACGGGCAGGCCAGCTACTGGGAGGCGCTGACAAGCGGGAAGATGGGCTAGCGCTGTAGGAACTCTACAAAGCTCACCCCTTGTGGCACACTTTGAGCAGCGATTACCGCTCGCCCCCCTTGTAGCAATCCGCCAGGAGACCCGTGAGCAAGCCCAGCCGCCCCCTCGGCACCATCCCCGCCGCGTTCAGCAAGACCGGCCAGGACGTGCCCCCGTCTCCCGACGTCGCCGCGCACGGCCTGGCCGAGGTCATCGGCGGCGCGGTCGCCTACAACGTCGCGCAGCTGCTCGGCCCCGTGCTGCAGCGCCTCGTCGACGTGCAGGAACGCTACGCGTGCATCGTGTGCACGGCGAAGGCCAAGCGCGAGCTGATCGTCGCCGTAGCGAACGCGAAGGCCGCGGCCGAGCCTGAGCCGGCCGTCAAGGCGGGCGCGATCCGCCAGTCCTTCACCGACGGCGCCCGCGGCCCGGTCTGCTGGGAGTGCTTCGACCCGGACAAGGACGGCATCCCCGACATGGACGCTTACCTGCCGCCAGCGGTGGACTGAGCGTGGCGAGCCGGTCAGCCCGCAGCCGCCGCGGCGGCACCGTCGCCAAGGCGCGCCGCGGAGCGCCCGCGAACCCCGGCGGCGTCACCCTGTCCGGTCCCCAGCTCACCGCCCTGCTGGCCGCGAACACGCAGGCCGCGCAGCTCGCCACCCCGCTGCCCCGCCCGCCTCAGTGGTCCGCCGACCCGTTCGGCCCCGGCACCCCGCTCCGCCCGTCGCCCATCAACCAGCGCAACCCGCGCACCGGCCGCGCCGAGCCGCGCCTGTTCGAGCTGCCCATCAGCACGAACCTCAACGTCAACACCGCCCCCTTCGTGCCCTGGCGGACCCTGAGCGACGCGGCCGACATGCCGCTGTTCCGCAAGTGCATCGAGCGCCGCAAGAGCGTCTGCGACCTCGACTTCGTCATCAGCGTCGACCCCAAGGCCGTCGCCCGCGAGGCCGCCCTGTCCGGCGAGCACGAGAAGGACGTCGAGGCCAGCCTCCGCCAGAAGTACACCGCGGACATCGCCCGCTGCACCGACTGGCTGCAGGAGCCCGACCGCAAGAACGGCTACGACTGGGGCGCGTGGACCCGGCAGCTGATGGAGAACCGCCTCGTCTACGACGCCACCGTCGTCTACCCCAAGTACACCTACGGCGGCCAGCTGTTCTCGCTGGAGGTCATCGACGGCAGCACCATCAAGCCGCTGCTCGACGAGGAGGGCGGCAGGCCGCTGCCCCCGGCGCCGTTCGCCCAGCAGATCCTGTACGGCTTCCCCCGCGGCGAGTTCGTGGCCGACACGGTCGACGCCGGCGGCAAGACGATGGTGCCCGGCGGCATGACGACCGACCAGCTCATGTACGAGCGGACGGTCATCCGGCCGAAGACGCCCTACGGGATGAGCGCGACGGAGATCGCGCTGCTCGACGGCATCCTGTGGATGCGCCGGATGGACTGGCTGCTGAAGGAGTACACCCACGGCGTCAACGGGGCGATGCTGGAGACCGACGCGAGCATCCAGTGGGACGTGCCGCAGTGGGAGGACTGGGTCACCGCGCTGAACGACAAGCTGTCCGGCAACACCGGGGAGCGGCTGGCGTACTCGATGTTCCCGCCGGGAACGAAGGCGGTGCTGCCGCCGGAGGTCGCCGAGCGGTACAAGGACCAGTTCGACCTGTTCCTCGTCAAGCTGGTCGCGGGCGACTTCGGCCTGCCCGCGTCGGAGGTGGGCTTCACGGAGGCGGGCGCGTTGGGCGCGAGCTTCCACGAAGGTGAAGAAGACATCCTGAACAGGCAGACGCGGCGGCCTGACGCGGACTGGCTGGGGCGGATCGCCACCAGGCTGATGACCCGGCACGCGGGCATGCCGCCGGTGCTGTCCGTGCAGGTGCTCGGCCTGGAGTCCGAGGACGAGGCGGCGGCGGACACGATCGCGCAGTCGCGGGTGAGCAGCGGCCGGATGACGCTCAACCAGGACAACGCGCGCCGCGGCGAGCCGCCGTACGACTTCGAGGAAGCCGACATGCCGATGCTGATCACCGGCAGGGGCGTGGTGTTCCTTGAGGGCGCGTCCAAGCAGGGGCCGCCGGGGACGCTGATCGGGCCCGCGGTCGCGCCGCCTGGCACGCCCGGTGTCCCGGACGCGGGACCGCAGCAGGGAGCACCGGACGGCGAGGAGGACCAGGGCGACGGCGAGCAGGACGACCCGGCCGCCAAGTCGGCTGAGCTGTCCGCGCTCCGCAAGTGGCTGGGCCGTCACCCGTCGCCGTCGCGCCCGTTCGCCTGCAAGGCGCTGACCGCTGCTGACGTGCCCGACCTCGCCGCCGATCCGCGGGTGGTGCTGAAGGCCGGTGGTCACCCAAAAGCGCTAAGCGGGACTGGCCCGGCTGGCAGCGGGACCTGGAGCTGGTGAGCTTGTACGCGGCCCAGGTCCGGGAGGCGGTCGCCGGGTCGGTCGACACGCGGAAGCTGGCGGAGGCGTGGGTTGCGCTGCACCCCTCGTCCGTCCCGCAGGCGTCCAAAGCGATCAGCCCGGCGCTGTCCGCGTTCCTGGGCCGCGCCTCGCAGGCCGTCCAGAACGCGCTGAAACCGGTCCTGACGCGGCTTTGGACCGAGGGGTGGGTGCTGGGCAACCGCTCGGCTCTCGCAGCCGCTGACGGCCTCGCAGACGTGGACTGGGGCGCGTGGAAGCCGGGCGACTACGCGGCGGCCGAGCAGATCGCCGGACCGGGGCTGCGGCAGCTGCTCGGCGAGGCCGGCATCCGCATCAAGTCGATCGCCGACAGCAGGCTTGAGGAGCTGTCGCTGGTGCTGGAGGAGACGCTGCGGTCCGACGAGATCCGCCGCCAGCCCGGCACCGAGCCGCTGCCGCCGTTCCTGTCCGTCGGCGACCTCGCCGGACGGCTTCGGACGGTCCTGGACAATCCCGGACGCGCCGAGCTGGTGGCGCAGGCGGAGATCGCCCGCGCCCAGGCGACGGCAGCACGGCAGGTGTACGCGGAGACCGGCCGCACCGAGGTTGAGGTCAGCACGGCCGAGGACGACAAGGTCTGCCCGGAGTGCGACGCTGCGGCGAAGCTGGGCGCGCACCCGCTGGGAGCGCCGCCGCTGGTGCCATTGCACCCGCGCTGCCGGTGCGCGGAACTGCCCGTCCTGGCGACGTCGGGGCCTGTTCCCGTGCAGCGTCCCGCACCGGAGGAGCCTGCCGTCCCGGCCGGGCACTGGCCGCTGTCGCGGGTCGGGCGGCTGCAGTCCGGGAACGAGCAGGGCCTGACCGTCGAGCAGGAGTACCAGCGCAAGGAAGTGCAGGGGAAGTACTCGAAGAACGACTTCGAGCGGGCGAAGCGCGCCGGGTTCAGCCATCCGCGTGACTACCAGGCGTCGATCACGAGCCACGTCGCGGAGCACGGGATCCTCAGCGCGGCGGCGGCCAGCTACGGGGCGCTCGACGAGGGCTACCACCGCTACGCGGCGGCGAGGCAGCTCGGCCTGCAGTCGATGCCAGTCCAGGAGAGCCAATGAGCGCGACATTCGCTGAGTACATGGACTCCACGCCGGAGCTGCGCGGCCGCCGTGACGCGATGCTGGCGATGATTGACGAGTACTACGAGAGCCGCCGCCACCCGTACCGGCATTTCGCCGACGCCGACGGCATTGTGCGGATTCACCAGCGGGTCAACTGCGTGACCGGCGAGCAGGTGCGCCTCGACGCGCCCGCTGAGATCCACCATGACGACGTGGACTGGCTGCTGGATCTCTGGTTGGAGACGGACCGGCTCGACTACGAGCTGTGGCGGGTAGGCGTGTCATGATCGCCAGCCTGCACGCGCTCTGGAACGACCTGTGGCCGAACACGGTCGCGCCGTCGGCCTGGACGCTGCTCGCCGTGGTCGCCAGCCACGTCAGGGCCGCCAGGCAGCGCGAGCGGCACCACCAGGACATGAAGCAGCACGTCACCAACGCGGCAGGAGGCAGCGATGGCAACGACCACAGTGAAGCCTGACGGCACGGTCATCGTCGACACGGGCGAGCACGCCGCCAAGGCCACCTGGGACGGCGAGAGCGTCGCCGGCGTCCTCGTCAAGGCGTCCGACGAGCGCCGCTACACGCTCACCGTCGCCTACCCCGCCGACCGGGCCGACGTGGGCGTCGCAGCCGACGGGCACCGCGACTTTGCCAGCAAGGCAGCCGTCGAGGACGCCGCCTGGAACTACCTCATCAAGGGCGGCAAGGTCGGCCTGTGGCACGCGGACGGCACCGACGGCGCGGGCCAGGTCGTCGAGAGCTACGTCTACCGGGGCCCGGACTGGGCGCTCGACGTCGGCGGCGTCGCGGAGTACGTGGTGAAGTCCGGCGACTGGCTCGTCGGGATCGTGTGGGACGAGCCGTCGTGGGAGCTGGTCAAGGCCGGCAAGATCGGCGGCGTGAGCATGCAGGGCAGCGCCAGGCGCAGGACGCCGACCGCTGAGGCAATCGCGGCGCTAAGGGGCCAGGATGGACGTTGAGATCAGCGAGATGGAGAAGATCGACGCTGACCGCATGGACGGCGTCGGCGGCCCCGCCACGGGCATCCCGATCCTGCTCATGAAGAGCCTGCCCGAGCCGGCCGAGAAGGACTGGGCCCAGTGGGACGCCGCGCACGAGGGCGGCGGGAAGGGCAAGCCGTCGGCCGCCGGCGACAGCAAGGCGAGCGCGGCCGACGCGGTGGCCCGCGCCAAGCAGACCATCGCCGACCACAAGGCCGGCAAGAAGGTCAGCGCCGCCGAGCTGAAGAACGCCCACGAGGTCCACGAGGCGCACCTGGCGCACGAGGCGAAGCTGAAGGCGGACGCGGAAGCGAAGGCGAAAGCCAAGGGATCGTCCGCCAAGCCAGCGGCCAAGCCCGCAGGGAAGCCCGGTGCAGCGGCAGCCGCGGGCACAGCCGCCGCGTCCGCCCTCACGTCGAAGAAGGAAGTCGCCAAGGGCACGCGGGACTGCCCCAAGTGCGAGAAGTCCTACGACGCCGACCACGAGGGCAGCACGTGCGAGA